CAATGGCCTCAGCCACTGCTTCTTTGATAATTTTCTTTTCTTTCTTTATTTTCTTATTTGTCATATTCTTACGAACAACTGCCAGCTTTTGTTCTCGGGCGGTCGCAAGGTACTGGCTGACCATACAACTACCACCCAAGGTTCTCATTTTTAGAGAACCATGTCACCCACACGTATCCAATCAAAGTGTGGGAGTGCAACCTGTACCCCATAAAGCCAATTACATTCACGCATTTTACGAACAACTGCGTGTGTAACCTCTTTGAGTTTGAAGTACTGCCAACATGCCACATAATAAAGCATGTTACGATCGAATACGCTCAGATCAACTCTCGAAGAATCAACGGTACTTAAATCGATAGGATGATCGATCTTATAAATTGTTTCCCAAATCTGATGGTATGGCAACAAAACTGGCCCATATGGGAATGAACTAACTCGCACTTGATTCTGAAACCAAACTAAAGCATCGTCCATTTGATGTTTTGACAGTCCGTATCGAACACTGTCTGCCAACCATGTTTCTTCTGGTGTTACTTGCCCCACATCATTATGCGTCAAAGGGTTCAATGACCAATCTGCCCATGAAGGCAGCAACGCCCTAGTGTCATGTGGGATGGCACTGTCCAAAATTTTCATTGTCCGTGAAAACAAATAACCTGTCTCATAATGGGTCAACCCCCTCAACATTCCTCTAATGATGGTTGGTTTTTCTGACAAATGAGGTTCTAGGAAGAACGTTTTAACCAAAACCCTTCCTACTTTAGGTGTAAATGAATATTTTGAACCATTTTTAACAAAGTAACAACTACAGAATTCAAACTTAGAATACATTGATTCATCGTGAATTTTGACTTTGGCTTCCCAGTTCCACATTTGTAAATAAAATAATGTGAGTTGTTCGGGAGAACCAAATTTTTCGCGCAAGGATTGATGAATGACGGTTGCATTGTCATCACCAAGAATGATGGAAAGTACGCTTGCACGTATTTCTTCCCATGTGAAATGCCTATGGAGCATATAGCTAACTAGAGCAATAATGTTGAGCAATGAATTTCGGGGGGTGACGTCTGGAACGCCACTACACATTCCCCCATGACGAGTAACAAAATTCTTCCATTTTACATGTTCACCAGTACGCTTACTAGTGATGTGGGTTTGTTTTACCTCACTCATGTACGCCATGAATTTTTTGTGTGTGGTTTGACTATCTTCGAAAACTTCAGGGAGTAATGCCAACATCTCACCATAAATTTCCAATATAAGTTCCGTTTGTTGAACTGTCTGATTTGCTTCGTACCGTGACATATCGATTTCAACCATAAAGAACGAAC